GAAATAGTAGCGTGAGCGAAAGCTGAAAAGTAACCCTGAAAAGGTGGTTAAAAGTGCCTGAAATTGGTAGGTGATCGCGAGTTGCGGCATGAAAGCGATGATGATACGCTCTTTCATCCCATTCTTTATGGAGTTGCTATGCACAAGCCTTCTCAGGCTTTCAGAGAGGTCTTCTTCTCTTTCTGCAAAGCTATCGACACGCCCGTCAGTCTCAAATGCTGGCTCCTCTACAAGTACGAAGAACATCTCGAGCTTGCAAAAGTCAGCATTAAGGCTGAAAACTACACCGACCCGGAAACCTTCTCGAAAGACTACGGCGTCGTAAGCTTCTGTGCTAAATACACAGGGCTGAAGACGAACGTAGACCTAGAGGCGGTTGCCTATGACAGCTTTCGCAAAGCTGAAATCAGCTGTAGCAAGACGAACTACAGATTCAGGTCTCTACGATCCGGAAAACTTCAATCCGGATACGAGCGCATATTACATGACGCCCGTAGAAAAATCGCAGATGTGCTTGGACCCGTTGATTACGTTGCTATGGCTAAACGGTGTAAATGGGGGCCTGGAGCGACGTCTGATCTTATTAGAAGACGAGCGCAACCAGATAGAAAATACAGCGTCACACCTTTTACTGTAAGTCGGAGTGCACTCGGTTTGGCAAAAGCCCATCTCGAGAGCGACCCGAACTGGTTCGAGTCCTTTACAGGACAGAAGCCAGCCGGTCCTTACTCCGTCCTCGAACATAATTTCTTGTACGAGGAGCATAACAGCTTACAGTTTGTTCCTAAGTCTGCAAAGACGCACCGTACGATCGCAGTAGAACCGCGACTGAACGGGTTTCTTCAGCAGGGCGTCGGTAAGTATATCCGATCGCGCCTTAGGAATATCGGAATCGACTTGAACGACCAATCGGTCAATCAAGCCCTTGCAAGTCGCGCTTATAGCGAGAGTCTTTCGACTGTCGACTTCAGTGCAGCAAGTGATTCCGTCTCCTATGAGCTCGTTTACGAGCTCTTACCGCTTGATTGGGCTATCTACCTTGATCGCCTTCGCTCTAAGCACGGTGTGCTTTGGAGCAAAGAGAAAGAGGTAGCTCTGGAGACTTTCCGTTATGAAAAGTTCTCGTAAATTGGCAATGCATATACTTTTGAGTTAGAGACCCTGATCTTCTGGGCCCTCGCTCGCAGTGTATGTGACTCCATTGGTTTATCAAGTGGTATAGTCTCAGTTTACGGGGATGATGTTATTATCCCTGCAGCCGCATATGAACTCTTCCGCGACGTTTCCGCTTTTTGCGGATTTACGATCAACGAAGATAAGTCCTTTAAAGAAGGACCGTTCTACGAATCATGTGGAAAGCATTACTTCCAAGGTGTGGACGTAACCCCCCTTTACCAAAAGGAGTTACTTCATACCTTTGATTCGTTCCTGCGTGCTCACAACAGGCTGAAGCGTTGGTCTCTACGCGTAGGGATACGCGTCGACCAATGCCTGTTGTGTCTGAGACGCATAGCCAGAACAAAGTGGGACAATACTGACCTATATCTCGTGAGTCATTCTGACTTAGGAGACGCTGGTTGGTTAGTTCCACTTCATGAAAACACCACCTATACGTACGACGTTGCCTCTAACTGCTTTACATATCTTGCAGTTAGGAGGCGCGGAACAGTGCGTGTTGGGCGGGGTTCTGCTATGCTTGCGGGTTGGTTGCGCACAACCTGCAATAAGGAGAATAGGCCCGATGATTCAGAAATGTTCGGTGGATTCGTTTCCACCGGCGAACCTGAAATGTTGCTCATCGAATTCGATCTCGTTGTGTACAGCTGGAATACCAGCCTGATCGAAGCCTAAGGTGTGA